TTTGAAGTATTACTATTAGTGCTAATAATATCATCATTTAAGTTTGTAGAAATAAAATTAGAAGTATCTGCAATATAATTTGAAGTATTAGTATTGGTGCTAAGAATATCATCATTTAAGTTTATTGAAAATACATTAGAAGTATCCAATATGTAATTAGAAGTATCTAATATAACATTTCTATTATTTTTCATGAAATACCCGCCGATTGAAATATCTTTAGAAATATCAACATTACCATCATCATTAAATATAATAACATTGCTTGTTATGCTATTTGATGCACGCTTAATGCAAAATAAAGAATTAGAATTAGAAATCGTCCAATCGCATTTCGTATTGTCTCCAAAAATTTCATTATTACCTTGTTTGAAGTCTATATTAACAGTTCCATCTCCCGATTCTCTATCGTCTTGAAGAGTTAATGTAACATTACTTTGAACTAAATGTAAAAGTGTTCTAGGATTTGTTATACCATAACCTATATTTAATATATCCATTGATTAAATATATAGGTTCTTCTATCTATATAATTAATATTAATATTAAATAAAAAAAATGCGCTATTAATGAATTTTAGTTTTAAGTTCATTAATCTCTTTTTGTTGATTATTTATTTTTTCTGTTAATTCTTGTATTGACTTTGTTAATAGTGGAATAATCGAAGAATAATCTATAGAATAATTATCATTATTGTTTGATGGACGATTAACAACATTTGGAAATATAGTTTCAATTTCTTGGGCTATAAAACCATAATTTTTTTTATCGGTTAATTCATTTTGATCTAATAATAAATAAGATACAGGGTTTATTCTATTAACAAGGTCAATCACAGAATCTATTTTTTCTATATTCTTTTTATATCGTATATCACTTGTTTGTGTTATACTCGTGCAGTTAATAGTCCCAACAACATCTAATTTATATGAACTATCGGGTAAAGGTGTTTTTCCCATACCTACTTTATCATGTGCTATTGCAATTGTAGCATTTATTGGTGTAAAAGGTGTTCCATTATTCCATATTTCTGTTGCCGTCCAACTTGAAGATGGTTTTGGATAGTATTCTTCGTATTGCGTAGCAGATTTATTTAGATATAAATGACCTATATTATCATTTAGTTTTGACTTCCAATATGCTGTATAATAAACCTCGTCTGTTGTATATGGCATATCTTCATAAGAACCTGTTACATTTGCAATAAAATGGGAATATGCGCTTGATTCGGCACCTAAATTATGAGATATCCAACACTCAGAACCTTCTATATCACTATCATTACCATTTGCACCTGTTAGTTTTACCCAGTTTCCTGTTCCAATTTTTCTATATAATTGTAATCCCCACCATCTCGAATCATATTCATAATCCATACCAATATGACAAACTATAGATACAAGTATTTTAGATGAAATATGACATGGTTTAATATTAATAACAAAACCATTTAAAATATCGTTATTAATAGGCTCCCAATCATTGCTATTTCCAGTTTTTGAATTAGTCGAAGTATAAGTATTATGTTTTGTTTGAATTGTCATTCCTTGTGAAAACTCGAGAACAAATGGTATTCCGTTAATATTATAAGATGTAGCATTAACACCACCATTAACATCTAATTCATGATTAGGTTCGTTAATATTTACGCCTATATTTCCAGTCAAGCCATTTATTACAAAACGTTCAGTTATTATATCATTATTTCCACTTTCTAATTTATATTTATTGTTAGTGTTTGATATTCTCCAACCACATTCTCCATTTTTTTCAATATTATTATTATTACCATTGATAAGTTCTATTGCGGTATATGTATTGTTAGTTGATCTACCATCCTGTATTTTTAATATACTATTATCCCCGTATATTGATAATATACTTGACGGGTCAGTTGTTCCAATACCAATATTGCCATTATTTATTATAGTAAATACTTCATCAGTACTATTTGAAATATTTATAATATCTCCCAACAAATTATCTTGTTTAAGAATAAATGCAGTATTAACATCTGTATTTAATACCTCCAATTGTTCTGTGACATAAACATCTGTTCTAAAAATTGTACTTTCCCCTGTAATTTCTAAGTCGCGAGCTGTTATTTTTCCAGTAACATTTATATCTCTATCATATGTGTCATTTACAATAAACCTATTATTATCTCCGTTTTCTACATAATCGGCATTTATATTATTAATAGTGTTAGAAATGATATTGGATGTTTGCAAAATATAATTAGAACTATCGTTTATTTTAGTATTTAAGGTTGTTGAAATTACATTAGATGTTCGTAATATATAATTAGAAGTATCATAATCTAAATTGCTCGAATTATCGTATAATATATTTGATGTTAAATAAATATAATTAGAAGTATTTGATATTTTAGTATTTAATGTTGTTGAAATTACATTAGAAGTTCTTGAAATATAATTTGAAGTATCATTCATAACATCTCTACCTTCTACACGCAATATACCATTGGATGTATCAATGTCACCATACAAATCAATTTTATACTTTGGTGTATTTAAATTATTTTTATGTAACACCATAACATCTTTTATATCTTCGCCATCAATTTTATCATTTACATATAATAAATTGTAATTATCAAAATTAAGTGATGATTTTGAGCTTATTTCTACGCCTTTTTCACCTGTGTTATTAAAAAGTACATTACTTGAAGTAACGAAGTAATTATTATATAAACCTTGATTTAATATTTCAACTAAATCATTACCATCTTTATCGTATAATTTACCTGTAATTATAATATCACTTTCAGCATTTATAATACCTTTTATAAACATATCACCCAAATTATCTATTTTTAAATTTGTTGAATTAATACTTTTTGAATTATCTATATATTTTAATTCAAAAATACCATCGTAAGCATATATTTCATAACCATTGATATCGTCACTAATATAATCTTTTTTATTCAATAAAGTAATATGTGGTTTAATTTTTTGAACATTGTAATTTTGAATTTGAATTATAAATTCTCTTGTTTCACTAATGTCAAAAAAATTATAATATTCTTCTAAAGCTATATTATTTGTAAATGAATTACCATAAATATCAAAATTACTAACTATATTTTTTATAGTATCTTGTTGTGAATTATATTCTATTTTTAATAATTTCATATTTCTATCTATATTGTTGATAGTAGTATCGATTGAATAATTTGAAGTTGAAATATTTATATTGTATATATTCGGATTATTTGTATCTACTATTGGGATAAGAACTTCTAATATTTCTAATTCATTATCATAATTTGCATTTATAAAATTGTTAGGCAATTCATTATTAGTTTCAAATGTTATTACATTTTGACGACTTATTGAAAAATTATCTGTTATTGATATATTAGAATTATATCTTATTATATTGTGAGTATTAGTATTCATGTATATGTTAGTATTATCTTCGCTATCTTCGAGTTTAATTGTATTTGTATTTATATTATCAATGCTATAAATACTACCATTATCTACAAAAACCAATGGTTCAATTTCTTCATATTTATATATATCAGTATATATGATATTGTTAATAGTGATAATGTTACTATTATTTTCAACAATATTATCTATAATTAAACCTGGTAAAATTGTAATATTACATGTTAGATTATCTTGTATTAAATATTTATTTAAATATGAAAAATTAAAATCGTAATTAATAGAATAATTTTCAATAGAACTGTCTTCTAGTGTTCTTTGTAGAATTAAAACTTTTATAGTATCAAAATTTATAGAATGTGTAGATTCAGACAAATTTTCAGATATTATTGTATTTATATCATAAGATAATTCTGGAAATATTTTAATATTGTAATTATCACCAGAATTAAATATTTGATTTATACTTATAGAATCTTCATTTATTATTGTATCATAGTTATCAAGATATGAATTATAGTTATAATCAATATAATCAATGGATATATTGCTTGAATAATAAGTAATTGGTATATTAGTGTAATTGGTTTCATAAACTAATTGTTTAGTACTTGTAATTTTTGTTTTAAATATAAAGTCCGGATCGTTTTTATCTTCGGTTGTTATTATATTTAAAAAATTATCAAAATTATTTGTAACATTTATTTGATAATTATAATCCGATACATATTTATAATCTAGATTAATCCAAGTAGTTTCTGGTTGTGTAATTACAATATTTTCAAGATTTATAGAAACAATGCTGTCAGATAAATATTCACTTGTATATCTGTTATAAACAGATAATGATGCAGTATTGTATTCACTTTTTATCACAAATGATTCTGTTGGATTTGTGTCGTTAAATCCAAATCTTGATCCATTTCTATTATTACCTTGACTATCAAAAGCATCAATTGTAAAAACATTACTTTCAGACAATGACTCGTTATATAAACTTCCACTGGATGCGTTTATAGAAAATTTATAATTATTTTCATGATTACCTCCATATATTGTATGTATAATATTAGTATCTCCGCCAGTATTTACAAGATTGATTGACGCAGGTTTGTTATTATTTGTAATCTGCAATCCATATTTATCATCACTATCGATATGTAAGCCAACATTACTATTATTTATGTTATTCCCTAATCCAAAATGTGCCTGTGTATTGATAATACTACCATTATCGTCATTGTTACTTTTGAAATTAATAAATTCATTATATGATTTTGTCTTAATATCATAAAAACTCATATTAAATTTAGATGCATTATTATCATTTTTCATAATTTTAAGTTCAACCATATTACTCGTATTAGTTAGTTTATCTATATTGTCTTCAAAAACACTATTATTAACATGGTATATACCAAGTTCAATCGATGACGAGGTTTGTTCTTCATTTGGTATTTCATATGTAATAAATTTTGCTACAGAAAAATCATTATCTACTTGTTTAACAATGAGAGGAATTGACATATTATCACTTGTTATTGGGTGAATAATAATGCTTGTATCTGGGGTTAATAAACTAAAATTCAAAGCTATTATATTATTTTCTGAATTACCGCCAGAAGAACTTTGTTGTGTTGTAGAATATGTTGTTGCATTATTAATAACATTTGCCAAATTAGATATAGTATTTAATTTAAAATTAAAGTCATCACCATTCGCATCTATAATCTTAATATTTCCGTGTACTTCTAAATCTCCATATATAGACATTGCCGAAGTATGTTGTGAGATAACATCAACATTTGGATTATTAACATCTATGTGATAATTAGAATCAACTGTATTATAATAAAAAGACATACCATAAGAGGTTGGTTTAAATGTTTTATCTGTATAACCAATTTGCAAAGGTCCTATAACCGGAATATCATTATTATTAACATTATTGTGCATATGATTTTTATATATAAACCATTTTTCGTTATTTCTTTCATTATCCAAACTTCTATCAAACTCACAAATATCTATACCGCTATAATCAGCATTATTATTTGCACCTCCACCTCTAACACCTCTATATATTCTAACGACCGAATAATTATTATCTTCTGTTGTTATATTTCTTACTTGTAATGGCGCTACAATATTTTCATTAGTCCATCCAATTGCTATTTTTTTTTGTGTATAAAAAGTATCAGTGTTATTTTTAGCAATTTTTAATGTTTCTATAAGTTTATCATTTTGATAATATAAATCTGCATTTAAACCTTCTTTAACATTAAAACCTTTCATTCCTGTAGATATAGAATTAACACTATTGTAATTAACACAAAACTTGTTTGTTGATACATCAATTAAATTGAAATAATTTTTTTGTTCTTCATATATAAAATTATTTGTACGAACATTATCATTATTTATATTTAAATAATAATGTGAAGCTTTAACGTCACCATTAACATCTAGTGCATAACCTTCATCTGGTATTAACTTGTTTATTGCGACTTTACTTTCATTAATAGATAATGTTGGTGGTGTATTTTTTAAATTAGGAAAGTTTGCGTTGTCTGTAAGTTGAGATATATCAAAAGATGGATAAAAATATATATTATTTTTTTTACCTTGGACTTTATTAGTATTTATTATAAGACTATTGTCGGTATAATCAAGACGATGTAATCTACCTATATTAGTTTCATAATCTATAGCTTCAATTGTACTTTTCATAAATATATCAAAAGTATCATTAAATAATAAATCGTTTTTTATAATATTAAACATTCCATTAAATCCATCTGTATTGTCAAAGCCTATTCCTATTTTTTTTGGAAAACTTACATTATTATTAGTAAGTATCATACCAAAATCATTATTTACAGTTGAACCAGATACTTCATTTATATTTGTCATAGAAACAAGGACATCATCTATATAAAAGTTTTCCACATTAAGATTTTTTATATTAACTGTATCAGTTCCATTAAAAATAACATTAGTATTAAATGTTGCTTCTCCCCTAAATAAAGATTCTTCTTTAATTATTAATTTTGTAGAGGTTAGACAATCTTCTATTATAGCATCATAAGATACAGTAATATTACTTGTTGTCAATGAGTGTTTAATTTCAATATTACTATTAAAAATGTATTTTTTTCCTTGAAAATTACCATCTCCGATTTGACTTGCATTTAATGATCCAAATCCATCTTTGCGGATATATATATCATCTATGTTTTTATATGTATCTGTCATAAAGTCTTTAGATACTATTTCGTCAAATTTTGAAATACCTATTACTTCCAATCGTGGCTTTTCGGTTTCTTGATTAATAGATATAATATTACCAGATGTATTATTATATCTATTAAAAATTATTTCACTGTTCTTATTTATACCTATCCCAACATTGCGATTTTCATCAATTGTCATAGCAGGTAAATTGCCTATTTCGATATCATAAACTGGCAAACTTACATCACCATATAAATTATTTATAACATTTGACGATTGACTAACATGAAATTCTAAAGGCATTCCGATAGAAGTAGATATTATTGCGGGTGATTTAGTATTTCCACCAATAATACCAATATTCATCGTTGATGGTCCATCATCAATATTTACTTCATTTCTTATAGCAATTTGCATACTATCAAAATTATTATTTGCATATGATACAATATTTAAAGGATGTGTATTTTTATAAGTACTATCCTTTACACCGAGAGTAAGATATTTAGTACTATAAACATTTTCAACATTTTCAAAAATTTCATTAGAAATGTCTGGTATATCTTTTGTAACAAATCCAGTTTTAAATGGTTGAGAATTTGCTAATACCGACGATATGTTTATTATATTACTAACCATAGTTGCTGTAACAGGATCATCTGAAGAAATTGTTATATTTTCTAAATGTAAAGACTTTGCTATAATAGCACCATCGCAGACAATATTATTTCCAGTATATAATGATGTATTAGTTGCTAAGTTATTAGTTGTATCTCTTGATGCATCAATCGTTATACCTCGTTTATTAACTATAAAATTGTATATTGTATGCGATGGTTCCGCTGTATGTGTCTTTTCTCCAATAAAAAGATATTCGTCTTCGGTCATATCTAAAATTGAAAGATTGATAGCATTCTTTGTGTCTGAATCTTTCTGTAATCCTATAGCAACGGAATCAATTTGAACTGTAGGTTCAATAACTTGAGCGTCAATAGAACTCATAAATTAGGGTATTCTATTTAAAAGAAATATACTATTAATATTTATATATAATTCTTTATGTATAAAGATAAAAAATGATAGAATATCTAATAGTATTTTTTAATATATAATATGAAACGCATAGAAAATATTCACAATAAAACAAAAGATGTATATATTGAAAATCAACCTTATAATGATAAAAATATATTGCTTTCGAGTGATGATTTAACAAAGTTATTTAATGATAATGGATTATCAGATATTAAATTTAAAAATATAAATTTATACCGCGTAGCATTCGTTCATAAATCATATTGTACTATGAAAAATACAGACTTTAATAAAAGCAATGTAAATCGTCCAAATACTTGTTTGCCTTTGCAGGATATGTCATATGAAAGATTGGAGTTTTTAGGTGATTCTTTATTAGGGATGATTGTTGCGAATTATCTATATTGTAGATTTCCCGATCAGAATGAAGGTTTTTTGTCAAAAATAAGAACTAAAATCGTTAATGGTAAAATGCTAGGATATTTATCTGATAAAATTGGATTTCCTATATTTGCTATAATTTCAAAGCAAGTAGAAGAATCTGGTGGTCGTAAAAATTATAAAATTATGGAAGATATTTTTGAAGCATTTATAGGAGCTCTATTTCTGGACTTTCAAACAGAAACTGATTGTGTATCACTTCCAAATAATATTAAATTATCACCAACAACAGGTGCAGGATATTTTATAGTTGAAAGTTGGTTAATATATATTATAGAAAATTATATAGACTTTTGCGAATTGATTAGAATTAAAAATAATTACAAAGATATGTTAGTATCTCATATGCACAATTATCTTCAAGATTCACCTCAATTTAAAGAAATAAATGTTACATCAAGAGATAACGCACGTATATTTACATATTGTGTCAAAGATAGAAATGGGACTATTATTTCAACATCAACAGGTGGAAATAAGAAAGAAGCTGAAAATAATGCGGCTAAAGAAGCGTTGTTATATTATAGTGTAGATATACAAGAATATAATTCTAACATATAAACAAAAAAAGAATAAAATATATATTTATACCTATAAAAATGTCAGATATTAAAATAACACATTTAGTATTGTCTGGTGGTGGAATGCGTGGAGTAATGTTTATAGGAGGATTAAGATTTTTATATTTGGAAAAATTACATAAAAATATAACTCATATATCTGCCAATTCAATAGGTTCTTTTATAGGTTTAATGATAGCTTTTAAATTAACAATTGAAGAAATGGAACAAATATTATACGATATGAAAGATGATAATATTTTATGTTTTATTCCAATAAAAAACTATATTCGTTTTATAACAGAATATGGATTTTTTTCTATAGAACTTTTTATGGGTCATTTAATAAAAATAATTAAAGTAAAATATCCAGATTTGGGAAATGATATAACATTCAAAGAGGTTTCAAAAAGATTTGGTATAAACTTATATATTTCAACTACAAATATAAATAGGTGTGAAAATCGTATTTTTTCAATAGATAATACCCCGGACATGTCTGTTTATAGAGCATGTGAAGCATCGATGTCTGTTCCCTTATTATTTAAACCTATTAAAATTGAAGACGAATATTATTATGATGGAGCATTAACAAATAACTTTCCTATCAAAATATTTTCAGGAGTTCCTAAAGAAAATATTTTGGGGATGATTTTATATTCAGATAATAAAAAGAATGAAGAAGATCTTATGAAAAATAAGAAAATAAATATTTTTTTTATTTTTAAACAACTATTTAATATTTTTGATATTTTAAGGACACAACAAGTTTTATTAAAACAAATAAATTCTTCTGAAATAGAATATTATTATATGCCACCCATTATAACAAATCAAAAAACTTTAAACTTTAAACTTGATAAAATGGGTATTAAAATGATTTTAACAAATAGTCAGATAGAAAATATGATATATGCGGGGTATGAAAGTATGTCAAAATTTATAGATAAACGAAGAAATATTTTAAAAAAAGAATATGAAAAAAGATTAGAATATGAAGATATTAAATAATGTAAATATATTATAGTAGTTATAATTTAATGAATAATAATGTAGAACCATATGTATTTATTTTAGATTTAGACGGTACAATAATTGGAGATTGCAGATATCAATGTGATATATATAATATACAAGAAATAATAAAAAAAAATACTTCACAAAGTCTTTTAAAAAATAAAACATTGTGTGATAAAAAATTATTTGAAAGTTATAATAGCGAATCTCTTTTGATAAGACCATTTTTTTCAAAGTTTATACTTGCAATTAAAAAAATATACCCTAATTGTTTTTTCTATATATATACTGCTTCAGAAAAGTTTTGGGCATATAAAGAAATTAGTATTATAGAGAAACAAAATAATATTAAATTTAACAGACCAATATTTACAAGAAATAATTGTATAACAGATCAATATGGAAATTTAAAAAAGTCAGTTACAAAAATATTACCATTAATTTTAAAATCAATGAAAATGCCAAAAACTTATGATATTTCTAAAAAACTTCTTATAATAGATAATAATCACACATTCGTAGATTATAATGAAAATTTATTAATATGTCCGACATATAATTATATAAAATTTAATAATCTATGGGATAATATTCCTGACGAATATCTTGAAGATGAAGGATTAAAAACTTTTATTTCAGCACTGATATCGTCAAAAAAAATACATAGTATTCGTAGTAAAAAAAGTGAAGTTCAAGATAAGATACATAAATGGTTATATAAAAAATATAAAAAAATTAACAAATATAATTATAAATTTAGAAATGATACATTTTGGAAAGATTTGGTAACACATATAAAAAATAATAATATACAAGAATATAATAAAAATACTTTGGGTATAATGCAAAAAAGTATAAAGATATAATGATCTATAGTAATATCTTTATAATAATGATTTATGTAAGTTTTGATATTGGAGTAAAAAATTTAGCATTATGTGTATTAAAAAAAACTGATGTTATAACAATAATAGATTGGCGAATAATAGCATTAGCAGAGAGTAAAAAAGAAATTAAAGGGATAGATGATATATCCGAGCGTATATATATTGAAATGGATAATATTATAGGTGATTTAAAATTAAGAGGTATAGAAATTATAGATTATGTTTTAATAGAAAATCAACCATCTAATTTAAATGGAATTATGAAAACTATACAACATATAATTTATTGTTATTTTAGTTTAATAAAATATTGGGATAAAGACATAAAGAATGTAATACTTGTAAATGCGTCGCTGAAGACTAAAACTCACAATTATAAACCAGAAATACAAAACTCTATAGAATGTTCTAAAAACTCGAAAGGTTTTAGAAAAGATAAATATAAAATTAATAAAAAACTAAGCATTGATATATGCACTAATTATATTAAGGATAATGAAATATTGTCTAGTATTTTTGCTGAAAATAAAAAAAAAGACGATTTGAGCGATGCGTGTCTTCAAGCAGTAGCATACATCAGAACAAATATAAAAGACGAATCATTAGATAAATATAATGTATTATATAATAATTAAATCATTTTTTTCCAATAATATATATGCGTTTTTATGTATATATTAAAATTATTATAATATATAAACAATTGATAGCCAATTAAATATATAATATGTCTGGTATATCAAATCTAAATAATAAAAATGATGAACTTATTGAGTTAAATAAAAAGAGTTTCAATACAAATTCTTTTAATTTTGAAATTCCAAGTAAGCAAAATAGAGTATCTCAAAATAATTTTATAGACGATGATGTTTTATTTAACAAAAGTAAAATAAGCTCCGATGTTATGTCTATGTCATCAAGATCATCGTCTCGCGCTAGTTCTGTTTCCGGAAAAGGAGATAGAGAAAAATATATGAAAAATATGAAACATAAATCAAGACCTGGATATAATAACAAAAAATCTAAAGACGATGATACAAGTAGTCAATCGAGTAGTAATAGCAGTAAAAGTAGTAAAAGTAGCAAAAGTAGTAAAGGAAGTGTTTCAAGTAAAGGAAATGAGAGTAATGCTGGAAGTTTTAATAGTAATGAAAGTGAAGAGCAAGATGAAAGTGTTAAATCATATAATGATAGCGAAGGAAGTAAAATAATTAAAAAGCGAAATATGAGCCCGAAAGAAATAATTAAAAACGAAATAAATGAAAAAAAAGAAATAATATACCAATTAGACAGATTAGAATCAAAAGGTTTTAAAGTTCCTTTTAAGTTTAATATGAACTCTGACTTTGATGAAATGAAGTCTGAATATAATCGTATAATTCGAGAAAAAGAATTAGATGGGAGCGTAAGATTTCAGCAAAAAATGCTCATGGCGTTTATATCAGGAACTGAATATATGAATAGTAGATATGACCCTTTTACAATAAAATTAGACGGATGGTCAGAACAAGTTAATGAAAATATAAATGATTATGATGATATTTTTGAAGAATTGCATTCAAAATATAAATCAACGGGTAAAAAGATGGCTCCGGAACTTCGGTTGTTTATTTCTTTATCCGGTAGTGCTTTTATGTTTCATTTGACAAGTCGCATGTTTAAAGAACAACCTATGCCTGATGTTGAAAATGTACTCAAATCAGATCCTGAATTAATGAAACAATTCCAAAATGCAGCAGCCAAACAATATATGATGGGTAATAATAATAATATAGAACCACCAATGAAACAAAATAATAGTAATTCAGATAGTATGGGTTTATTTAATATGGTAAGTAATATTTTTGGTACGTTAAATGGTAGTTCCACGGCGTCGGATATAATGCCAAGACAAATGCAAAACACTAATGTGAATAATAAATCAGACGAAGATATTGATAATATTATAAGAAACATGCATAGTAAAATTTCTGTTGAAGATAATGATGATAATATCGAAACACTTTCGGTTAGCGACGAAGAAATAACTTCAATTTTAGAAGATACGGCTGATATTAAAATTTTACGACAATCTTCGAGAGGACGACCTCGTAAAAATACACGCACATTAGAAATATAATTATTATAAAAAAAAGGGGGTAAATTATGTTTATCTTTTAGATTTTGAGCGTACATTACTTATTTTTTGAGCTGATTTACTAACAAATGAGCCAATGTCATTTACGGATTTTGAAATAAGTCCTGGAGTTTTACGAATAGTTTGCATAGGATTTCTTACGGTATTTTCTACTTCTTCTTCGAACATCTCTATTTTACCTAAAAGTGTAGATAATGTACTTATTAAAATAGGTACAATAATAATAGTAAATAATAATGTAAGGAATAGGAATAATGATACCATTGTTCCAATTGCTATTACATCTCTACTCATATCTTCCGAACATTTGCATTTTTCGTTTGTCAAAAATCTCACATAATCAAAAGCATAATATATATATACTACAAATATTAGGAAAAATACAAATGTACCCATTGCTAATAGTTGTACGATAGCTGGACCCATGTTTTTAGCAATACTTGATACCGAAACGAATGAAGTAATTAAGAAATACGCTAACGCGACTAAAGTAAAATTCTTAATAAAATTTTTATTCGGGTGTTCCGCGCATTCACAACCTATATTTTCAAGTTTATATAAATATGCGTAAATTATAATTAATAATATTGCAAAGATCATTTGAATAATCACACTACTGTAAAATGACAAGTTGTTTTCCGAACCTTTCATAATTACTTATTCTTACTCTATACTATTATATAGAAATTATTTATATTTATAAATCTACAATATTATAGATTATAAATTTTGTTGTTGTACTATATTTTGCATTGTCCAGACTTTTTATTTTATTTATTATTTCTTCAGACTTTTCAATTTGTAAAAATTTATATATTTGTTCCATAAATATGTCTATAATATATTTATGAACGACACCTTCTTTTATTATTTTATACATATATTCGTATATTCTGTTCATTAATTCGGGTATTTCGTCTTTTTTTACAATAGTCCATATTTTATTTATATTATGAGTACATTTCTTCCATTTTATATAATTACAATATAATTCATATTCGTCATCTAGTAATAGTAAATTATTATCATATATATATTGAGGAGGTTTCCAATTTTCATTATCATTATAATCTTTCCATAATTTTTCTATCATTTCGTCATAAAATTTTTTTTCAAAGAAAAACAATATATCAACATATAGCTTATCATCATTTATCTTAATATATCCCCATATTAAAGTAAAAAAATCTTCATTATTGTTTTCGAAAACTATATTTTTTATTTTTTCATAAATAATATCTTTATTTTTTAAAGTTAATTTATTTAGATGACCAATTAGATTTCTTTTTACTATAGAATTGTTTGTAAAATTAGGTATAATTATGTGAAATCTTTTCTTATTATTGTATTCTCCGTCTTTTTCCTTTTTATTATATACTTTTTTTGCCAATATCATTTTTGGATCATAAAATGAACTAAAGCAAGTATATTTTTCTTTCAATTGAGATGCTTTTAAAAGGATGTCATGTGGAATACAAGATATTTTATTATATTTATCTTGAAATTTTGAAAAATTAATTTTAACAATTTGTTCTGTCATTATATTATACTTTATATGAATAATCTTATATGTATAATCTATAATATATACATAAAGCAAAAAAAATATAATATAATATAATATATTAATGAATATTATTACCGAAATATCAATGTGTAAAGAACTTCTATATAATCTTGAAACAATTTATAGCACAGATTCTATTTATAGAACAATAATAATATGCAATAAAAATATTGATTTATATGTTGATTACTTAAAAAATAAAGATTACAGTGTTTATATTATAGACAAGTACGAATATATTAATTATGATTTAATTGACAAAAGGATTTTCATTATTAACGAAGATATATTCATAAGTTTTATAAAAGATGTAAATAATAATTCTAATTATAAGGATATTATATTTTATAATTTACTTGCATTTACAAAAGGATGTAATAAAGATTCATTATTAATAGATTATAAGGAAATTGTTAAACATAATTGTGATTTTATTATCTGATAATATTTTAGGGTATATTATGAAAAAAAACGGGTATATGAATGAAACATTGGTAATTATGACAAGTATAGTTATTATTACAATTATTATATTAGGGTTATTTAATTATAATAAAATATCTGAAAACTTTCAGAGCGATAAAAGTTATACTTTAGAATATTATTATATGGATGGGTGTGGACACTGTATTGACTTTAATAAATCAAAAATATGGGAAAAACTAGAAGCTGAAAACTGGGAAAATGTTACATTAAAAAAATATAATCGTCTTGAAAAAATGGATAGAATAGAAAAATTTAATATAACCGGATTTCCATCTATAATACTTGTAAAAGATGACGAACTTATAGAAAGTTATAATGGTCATAGAACATTTAATGCTATTTCGGCATTCATTAAAAGTAAAAATATATAAGATAATATTAAAATATTATTATAGTATTAATATAATAAAATGGGTGGCGGATTAATGCAATTAGTCATAACAGGACATGAAATGGACGAATTTATATTAACAAATGCAAGCATTAATTATTATAAATATGTTTATAAAAAACATACCAATTTTTCTATGGAAAATCACGAAATTACGCCTGTAAATAATGGTAATATTGGATTATTGAGAAATGCAAGTATGACATATGAAATAAAAAGACATGGTGATTTATTAAGCAATATGTGCTTAAGTTTTAAAATCCCTGCTATATATTCAAGTAATGAATTAAAATTTAGATGGGTTAATAATTTAGGATTTAATTATATACATAGAGCATATATTGTAATAGCCGGCCAAACAATAGAAACAATATATGGTGAATGGATGAATATATGGAATGAATTGACAAATAAAGATGGTATATCTTATAATAAATTAATTGGAAATATTGACGAATATACAAAACCTAGTACGACAAATCCAAAAATTACAATTATTAGTAATAAAATTATTACTTTAAATTATCCATCAAAAAACGTTTTAACTGATACTATACCAAGTATAAAAGAGAGAGAGATACAAGTTCCTTTACATTTTTGGTTTACAAGAAATCCATCACTCGCTTTACCATTATTAAAACTTGCAAATAATGAAATTAAACTTGTTGTTGAAACTAATTTAAATGCTATTGAAAGTTTATATACAGTGTGGTCTGATAAATTAAATACATATGTTAGCAGTAAATTGTATAATAGAATGAATACCTCAAATAAAATAAGTATTTATAATTTCATTAAAAATGATCCTGTGTCAAGCCCTTTTGACGTAAATAATAAATTACATTTAACATATGTGTTTTTAGATACAATTGAACGAAGTAGAATATTGATGAATAATAATACTATAAATTATGTTATAGATACTGTTAAACTTGCTATGGGTGATGGTGGATATGGTAAATATAATATAACTAATGCTAATAATCACGTAAAAGAATATATATGGACTATTAGACGTAGTGATATTATTACTAATTTTAATAATTATACAAACTATACAGCATCGCATATATATAATGAAAGCATGGGTATTCTTAAAAAAGCAAAGATAAAATGGATTAATCAGACAGATCGCGTTGATTATGATGCTAATTATTATAATCAAATACAACCATATTATAATCATACTAATATTCCGAGAACAGGTATTTATTGTTATTCTTTTGCATTATTTCCAGAAAAAATTAATACATCTGGTTCTTATAATAATTCAAAAATAACTACATCTTTACAATTAGAATTAAATGATTATGCAGATGACATAGAATATACGAATATGATTAACAATATAAATCTTTACACAAATAATGTTGAGAATGTTACATATGACGTTAGTATATTTATAAAAGAGATTAATATATTAGCTGTTATAAATGGACAAGCACGTTTAAAATATGTCTAATTAAATAATGTTGTTTTTTTAATAAGTATAATAATAATAATGGATTTATTTACGTTAATTATAATTTTATTAGCAGGTTATATTATTAAATATTTAATTGATACTATTAATTCGTTGAATAGAGAGATTAGTGAAATAAAAGATAAATGTATAAAACAAAGTGAAAATGTAAAATTTAAAATAAAAACTGAAGAACCTAATGTAAAAATGAATAGAGAATTAATAAATAGTATTAGTTATTTTAAAGACTTTTTTGATAATAAATAGATATAAATAATATAGTAGTTACTATATTTAAAAGTTTATATATAATATGCCCAGAAAAGCAAAAGTTATAGATGATAAAACAATAAATGTAAAGAAAAAAAACTTATTGAATACTATGGTTAAAGATGTATCTATTATTGATAATGAAGATGTTATATTGCAATTACATATATCTGACTTTCAAATGTCTAAAATGAATGAAACTGTAGATAATGAAATATTAGAAAACCCAGAACCATATGAACCTAATTGTTTTTATTTAAATGAAACAAATACTTATAATAATATTCAAGATAATATTATCAATGAAGATAATAAATCAACCGATAATGGATCTTTATCAAATAAAGAATATAATGAAAATATTATACATACCTATAATAATTGTTATTGGTGTTGTCATCCAATAAATAATAGAACATATGGAATGCCTTATAAATATAATGTTAAAACTGATACATATATATTATTTGGAAACTTTTGTTCTTTGGAATGTGCTAATGCTTATAATTTTTCTTCGCACTGTGGGAGTTATAAGGTTTGGGAAATTAATAGTTTAATACAAATGTTAAGTAAGTATTTTGGAATTTCACACCCTGTTCGTCCTGCACCATCAAGATTTTTATTAAAGATTTTTAATGGACCAATGACAATTGAAGAATTTAGAAGTGGTCATCTAACAAACGATAAAACTCATTTATTAAACTTACCACCTATGATATTAACAAATTATAATTATGAAATTGTTAATACATCTTATTTAAAAAACATAACAGATAATATGCATATTAAAAATGAAAATGGAAAAGATAAATTACAATTTGCAAATAATAATATTTCAAAAAATATAAATCCGTTTTTTAATAAAAAATGATATAAGATTATACATTTATATATATAAGAAAATATGGCAGAAATTTATTTTTCAGAATATAGAATTTCGACAATTACTTGTAATGCTAATATAGGTCTCGGTATTAATATCAACTTGGGAATATTGTTTGATAATATTGTAGTATCAGAAACACCAGATATAGATAATTCTTTGGTTTGGGCGCAGTTTATGAAAGACGGAACAGATGTATCTAAAGGCGTGTATCCTAAAAAAAGAAGAAAAAGTAAAAAGGATAAAATGAAAAAAAATAGATTTGATAATCAAGTAACTGTAATTTATAGATTTAGAGATAAATATATCCCTAATGTAAAAATTTTCAAAAATGGTAATATTCAACTTACGGGAATTAAGAAAGTAGAAGATACAGAATTAATTGTTAATACAATTATAAATAATATCAAAGATACATATAATAATATTGACAAAAATATTATTCTTAATATTACAGATGATTATGTTTTAGATTTAAAATATCAAAACTTTAAGATTAGAATGATTAATACAGACTTTAAAGTTTATTCTGACCCTGAACTTACAAAAGGATTTGAGGTAAAAAGAAGAGAGATCCATAAATTATTTATTGGCGACGAATATAATAATAAGTGTTCATTCCAACCTGGAATTTATCAAGGCGTTAAATTAGAATATTTCTGGAATGAATGTAATATAAAAAAAAACGGAATATGTTCTTGTCCGAAAAAATGTTATGGTAAAGGAACAGGTAAAAGTATTGGTGATTGTAAAAAAGTTACAGGTGCTTTATTTGAAAGTGGTAGTGTTTTAATTACAGGAGGAGTTACATTCGAACAAGTTGATGAAACTTATAAATATATATGTGATTTTTTAAGAAAGCATAAAGATTTAATTAAAAAACCTCACCCAAGTGCTTTATTATTAATATGACAATAGAAGTTATAATTATCATCAATATTAGAATAACTATTTTCATTACTATATTTTTTAAATTTACTCGTTATAACAGTATTATTTCCAGGTCTATTATATGATGGTATATGATGACTAGCGTAAAATTGTTCGCTAAAGTCTACAGCATCAGGGAATACAGAAGGTTTTTTATAATTATTTCCCCAAGGTTTTTTATCGAAATATACATCTCCAGTATATAGACCTGCATTTTTAGGAGGTTCTGGAACACCAACATTTGGACCATATTTTAACTCTGCATATCCTAATTCTTTTTTCATTATTCTATATAGAATGAGGATTTTTAATATGTTATATAAAAATGTCTCTCTAATATTTAGTTATATTAAATATGAATCGTGTAAAGTTTATGATAAGTAATTATAAAAAATATTTAGATGACAACTGTATTCATTATCAATACAGTAGTGACTTTTGCTATTATAGAATAATAAAAAAAATGTTATGTGAATTATATAAATCTATCGAACCGATTAATATGTATTTAAAAAGAAGTATTGATAGCAAATGTTTTTTAACTATATTAAAACAATGGGATAACGATTATCGTATTTCAAGACGATATGAAGATTATATACTTAAATATAATTATATTATTGAATTAAATATTATATTATTAGAACTTTATTTGAAAGAAATAGAATATAAGCTTAAAGATTTGAATATTATAAAATACGACGAAGAAAAATCTAATAAATTAAAATCTGAAGAGTTTGACTATTATAATGTAATATTTTCATCTAATACAATTTATATCGGTCATAATATAAATTATAGTAATATTTGTAATATTATGCATTTAGGAAAGGTTAAATTTATATACGACGATTCTTTTGAATTTATAATAAGTATTACTTATTATAATCCTACAATATTCGATCATCTTTCATTTTTACATAATTTTGTTTGTATTAATGATGATAACGAATATACATACAAAGGATATATTGATGGTACAGATTGTATTGAAGAATATTATAATATAATTCCTGAAAAAGATACAGCATATATAATAGAAAAACCAATGATTGACTGGTGTAAATGCGACTTTTGGTCAGATAAAAAAAATATTGATGTATTAAAACACAGTTGTTATCATTGATTTAACATTTTAAATGAGTACATAATTTTATTTATTTAGTAAATATTATAAAATCTACAAAAATAAACAAAAATAAAATTATGTACTCATTTAAGATATAAGGAATTAAATATTTTTATTTAGTATATTATGAGTAAAAAAGATACACAGCAACCTCCTAATAAACGTGCAAAACATAATGATACAGAAGACTTTATAAAAGATGGTATGACAACAGATGATATAAAAAATATTGTTCAAGATATTATGTTATATTTAGTAGAAAATAAAGGAAAAAATAGTCATAATGATAATTTAAATAATTATAAGATAATAAATGGTAAGGTTGCATTTTTTGAAGAAAGATATCCTTTGTTATACGAAATGGTTACAAGAGAAGAAGGGTTTGATTATTCTAATTTTGAATATTTTCTTAAAATGAGAGAAGATATTGTTAAAAAGAAAATAACGTCAGAAAATGCTTCAAAAGAGGTCGGACAAACATCTTTTGATAAATATTGCAAAAATAAAATTTAAAAAAATAAAGTAAAAAAATAAAAATTGATATAAAGTAATAAATATTATATATATTATTCTTAATAACATCTAAATTATGAATTCGCAAGTTTCTACTTCTAATTTCCCTAAAAATGTCAATGAATTAATCTCTGAAACTTATGAAAATTATAATAATAATATTCAAGAAAATAAAACACATTCTCAATCATTAATTTACATTCTTAAAAAACATCATTTATGGCCTACTATAAAAGTGAAAAAATTCAAAAATCGCGATGACATTGTTCTTCTTCACAGTAATTATAAAATGAATAAAGAATATGAATTTAAAGAATTATATGAGCAATGTAGAAGTATAGTATTAGACTTTAATGATAATATCAATAATGTTGTAGTTACATTTGCAAATTCTATCCCTATTCGCATTGATTATGATAGTTATAACAACACACTTTACAAAAATGAAGACAAATGTTTTGAAGCATATGATGGTACAATTATTACAATTTATAATTATAAAGGAGAATGGCATTTTGGTACATCAAGTTGTCCTGATGCTAATAGTTCAAAGTTCTCGCATCCAACAAAGTCACATGGTAATATGTTTGATGAAATCTTATTGAAACTTTATAAAAACACAGGTATCGAAAATATAGATTTGGAAGCAAATACAAAAAATGAACTTTATTTAAAAATTAGAGAAAACTTTGTTTCTAATTTAGATATTGATATGGCTTATGAGTTTATTATTTTACATTATGAAAATATTCATATTATTGATTATACATTAGAACTTGGAGATAATTATATGGAAATTTTGCATATTAGCACAAAAAATAGACAAACACTTGAAGAATGGGACGATATTTCATCATTAATCCCTAATTTGTTGCATATTGGTGTACAATACCCAAAACAATTTGAATTTCTTCACGAAGCTCATACTTATATTTCATCAAATCCAAAAAGTTATGGACTAATTATCAAAAAGCAATTAGAAACATCTAAGCAATTATATAAAATTTCAACAGATTATGTAAAACACAGAGAGGAAACCGACCCTTGTCATCCTAATACTTGGATGAATATTCTGGCTGTATATATGAAAAATAAAAATGAATATACAATCAAAGATTATATTAATGATTATAATCCGCAATTATCATTGCCATTTGATAATAATAATAGAGAAATAGACCCTACATATTTAATTCACACAATTATTTCAAGTATTAAAGATATTATTTATAGTTATTATATTCTTACAACATTATACTACCCTAAATATACAAGATTTAAAATGAATAAAGAGATGGATAAGCAATTTCCTCCAATTATCCAATATCATTTAGCACAATTGAGAAATCTTCAAATTACAACATATAAATCACGAATTATTAATTCACGCAATGTATATCACTATTTATGTCAATGCAATGATATCAAAAATATCAAAACTCTTATTCAATTCTTTGCTTCTAATCCTGTAAATGAAATGAACTCGAGAACATCTATGTGTTTTGCTATAATGAATAGTTTGATTTCATAATACAAATATTATTATATAATTAATATTAGAAGCATGAGTTATTTTTCACAACAAGGATGGATTTATCTAATAATAAATATTATTATTACTACTTTAGTTTTAATATATACTTTATATTATTATAGCAATGAAGGCTCATATTTTATCGCGGGTGTTTTATTTGGATATATAATAATTACATTTTTTAATATATTTATGGCTTATTATTTCACTTGTTTGACATTCGGTGAATGTCATTTTTTGAGTTGGCTAATTGTATTTTTTAATAGTATTTTGCCATTTACGTTTATGATAATATTTGTTATTGTTATGATTATTAGTTTTATTATATCTTTTTTTACAACAAGTTCTGATAAAACTGATAATATAAAAAATACATCAAGCAAACGCGAAGAAGTTAGTGCACTTACATCTAATACATCAAAATCACAACAAGAAGCTGCCGATAGATCACGTGCTGAATCTCGTATTGCTGAAGAAGCTGCAATCGCAAGAGCAGAAGCAGAAGCAGCAGCAGAAGCAGCGGTAGAAAAAGCGGCAGAAACAGCAGCTGTCGACGTAGTAACGGAAACTGCAACGATAGAATAATATAACCTAACCTACAAAAACAAAATTATTTTTTTATTAAAAATTGATATATAAGATAGATTATATTAATATATTAATATAGAATGTTTTATAATTATTCTTTTGACCCCAAAGATCCTTCAAACAATCACACATTTGATATTCATAATATAGACCTTGCTATTGTAAATGGAATACGTCGTATAATTTTAACAGATATTCCAATTCCAGCAGCTATTGGTGAAAAGTTGGACGATGACGAACCAACAGTAGAGGTTATATCAAATACTGGAGCTTTACATAATGAGTTTATTATTCATCGTGTAGGATTAGTTCCTATTTGTTTAACAGAAGAAGAAATTGAATCTTATGAAGATAATTCTCTTGTTTTGGAATTAAATGTTAAAAATGAAACAAATGCTACTATAAATGTTACATCTAAAGACTTTATTGCATATATGAAAGGAGATAAATTGACAAAAGATGAATTATTGAGTATATTTCCTCCAAATAAAGTTTCAAAAGACCATATTTTAATTACTCGTCTAAGAACTGGCGAAAGTCTTCATTTTACCGCGAATATTGTTAAAAGAACAGCTCGCGAAAATGCATCTTTTAATCCTGTATCATTATCTAACTTTTCATATATACAAAATCCCGAAGAAGCATCTAAGTATGAAAATATAAATGATAAAGAGCGTTGTTATTATAAAGATAAATACGGAGATCCTTACAAATATAAATTTGATATTGAATATATTAATATTAATGTTGGACCTAAATATTTAATACCAAAATCATTAGATATTATTGTTAATAAATTATCTAATATTCGCCATGAATTAATTGATACAGAAAAGTCCGATAAAATAAAAGTTCAACAGTTTCAAGATATTACAAGTACATACGAGTTTATAATTGAAAATGAAGATGATACAATCGGAAATATAATTCAATCTTATTTACATAATAAATATGTTCGTGAAAAAAAATTATTTAAAAAAAGTATAAATTGTTCTTTTGCGGGATATATTTGCCCACATCCTTTAAAGTCTATAATGATTATTCGTATAACTCTTGAAAATATAACAGACGAAGGAGAATTTAAAATATTCTTAGGGGATATATGTAATGAAATTATTGAAGAAATTATAAATATTAAGACAAACTGGAATAAGTTTGCTATTGAAAATAATGTGTCATAATATTCTCAATATATTATATATTATTTTATTAAAGAGATATACATATACCAAATAATGTCAATAGAAATAGAAAATATCATTTTTGACATTGAAGATGAAGAATTGGACGATATTGAATATCTTGAAATACTTACGTTGGATGAAATAATAAAGGATAATCCATCGTTTATTTCATTATCTCGTAGTGAAATATATGAAAATTTAAATGAATTATTTAGTAATAATAAAAAATCGGAAAATGTCACACAATTACTATATGATATAATACAAAACAAAAATGAAACTAATGGAAAACCGGAAGATTATACAAATTATGCTTTTAAGGTTGATGCTATCAAAGATAATAATTTTATGGAAAAGCAAGAACTATATGACGATGCTAATAAGTTTTCTAAACTTATGAAACTCAATACGGTTAGACACGATGAAGCAAAAAATCGCTATTTTTTTTCCATTAAATATAATGATGAGTCAAAAAATATTAGATTTAAACCACCTTCTAAAATAAATGCTGTATTAGAAAATTATGATAACAAGTTTCCTATATATTACCCTGTATTTCCTATGGATAATGTAAATATACCAATTATAGCTGCATATTATAAAATACCTACATCAACTATTAATGATTATATATATTCTAAAATAACATCACATTTAACAAATAGTGTAAATATTAATTTAGTATCTTCGGACAATTATAAAAATATAAATGATTTGATAAAAAAAGTAAAACCTGATATTAAGAATATAGTTGAATATCTCAAAGATTGTTTTGCTTTAGATTATAGTTATATTCATAATATTTTTAAAAGATTTGGATATTCATTAGACTTTATTACAAAAAGTGATTTTGATTATTTATGCGAACATATGGTATCATTAACAAAGAACGAAAAAGAAAGAGTAGATATCAAAAAACCTTATAAAATTAAATTACCAGACATTATAAATAAAAAATTAATATTTTTTGATAAATTAGAATCTGGTATGAAACTTATTAATTTAAATAATGACGTTAAAACAATAGACTTTTTGGAAAAAATAAAAGAACTAATATTAAATGATAAATTAAATAACATAAACACAAAAGAATTGCTAAAACTTGATAATATTAATATTTATGATATTATATATAATATTCATAAAGAAACATCTGATCCAAATGAAATAGTAGAAAAAATTAAAATGTCTATAAAAAATATTAATAATAAAGAAGTATTAAAGACTATAAATGACATATTACATACACATTCAAACTCTAACGATATAATTAATGAAAAGTCTATTATGATGAATCGTCTAAAATATTCGCGAGAACATATTTTTGATTATGATAAAGATGGTAAAGAATATATTATTTCTTATCGCGAAACGAAAGAAATAAAAGATGGTGCTGATCGTGAAAATTATGAAGGTGTATTGGATATACAAAATATGAATGATATAATGGATATTGAAGATATCGATAATATAGTAAATGATATTGATGACAAAATATATGGTAATAAAAAAACTAATTTTGATAAATATTTAACAAATATTAACTATAAAAATGAACTAGGTTTTATAGAATGTTTAACTATTATTCTTAATATGATGGAAAAAGTTGAAAAGTCAGCAGTAATTGATATTGATTATGATTTATTATCAAGTGAATTATTTAAATATCATAGAAGTATTCCTACAAAATACGATAAATACAAAAAAGCATTTGATGATAATGAAATAGATATTACAGGATTTGATATAAATGTTTTAACACACTTTAAACCGTTTGATATAAATGATGGTAAATCACTTATAGAAGGTCTTAAACAAATGAATATATTTAATATTAATGAAGATTTGATTAACGATATTAAAAATGTTATATTAACTGTTAATGATGATTGGGTAAATACTTTAAATAGCATGTTAGTAACGGCAGTTACATTTTGGATAATTAATATACAAGAAAAAATATTAAACGACACTATATTGATAAATGAAAACTATTTAAATAATGCATTTCTATATAAATGGTACGCATATGGTTCTCCTTTATATGGTATGGATGGTAAAAAAAATGTTAAAAATGGCGTATTACCATATATATCAGAAATAGTTATAGATTATTTCAAAGACACAAATTCAAATAATATAGATACAAAAAATATTGTAAATAATATAATATCAAATATTGAAGATAATTATAAAGATAAAATAATAGAATTGTTGAATAAACATGATAAACAAAATGAAAAAAAGAAAGTAGAACGAGGAGTTAAAGAAAGAGATAATTTAAAAAACAAACTTATAGAAAAAAAAGGGAATGTTGATAAAATTGAGAGTGAATATATAAATGCTTTAATATATATGCCGGGAGTTAATTATAAAAAGATACATAAATATTTATTAGGTTGTTGTCTTAAAAAAATAGACTATACATTTGATGCTGATGGAGATATAGATAAAGCGGGTAGAAAAGATTTGATAGCAATTAAAAACCGTTTTGCAATTAATAAAGAAACAAATAAACCTCGCAATTTAAGATATGTGCCTGATTCTAGTTCAATAATAAATAAAAAAGATGAAACCGAAATTATAGAAAATTTTGATGAAAATAATATTGAATATATAAAAACGGAAGAATATATTTACAATGTTAAAAACGATGAAAACATTGTTTCAGAATGGTTAGATGAAATGTATGATAAAAACACATTATTACCAAATGATATTATTGATAAAATAAAAAATAATTCTAAAAATATAGATATATTAATTAAAGATAATATTAATATTCTTATAAAAACATCAAATTCTTCAAGTGACTTTCATAAATACTTTGTAATAGGTAAAATTAATTATAAGAATATATTATTGGCTGTGTCTAAAATACTTTATAACAGTAATATAAACAATGAAGAAAATATTGATTTGTTAATCAAAAAGTCTATAGATGATATTAAAAGAATATTGAAAGATATATACATTTTGAATAAAGTAGTTAATGATGATATTATAATAGACGTTCATAGAATAATTGCTTATATTGTAAGTCGTGTATTATGTTTGCCTTTTAGTTCTGATAATATATCAAACGGTATATTAAAGTCTATCATTGATATTCCCACAGGTTTTATTGAATCACATACTAAAAATACTTATAATGCTGTTTTAAAAATTCTTAAAATTGCTATATTCCCTACTATGGAAGAAAATATTAACTTTATAAATAAAAAGCGTGAAGAAAATAAACAACAAAAATTAAATATTTTAAATAATAACGAAAATGAAAAAAATCAAATTATAAGAGACCTTAAAAAAGCAGGTGTTAAACACAATCTAATGGAAGATGACAATAAAGAATTATTTAATAATAAGGGAGATTATTATAATAAAATTGATGAAGATTTAATAAAAGAAATAAATGCAGATGTTGTTCTATTAGACGAAGAAGAAGATATTAATAATGTATTTAACGATATATATCCCGACGAAGATGGAAATGTTAATAATGAATATATTATATCACACTTCGACAATGAAGACGATGATGATAAAATGGAAAAGCAAGAAATGGGTTTTTTATTTGACTAAAAATATTAGACTGGTTCGCTTGGTAATCTTACAATATCAGATATTCCTGCGTCTGACTGTCTAGTTAAAAATATTTTACTTGTTCTTTTAACAATAGAATTGCCAATAATACCATTAAGTTGTATTGGTATATATCTCTCTGCATCTGTAAAACAATTTGCAACTTGTAATTTATATCTATAAGGAATTTCTTCAAACATACAGTCTTGTATCAAGTTATCGTATTTTAAACTAATAATACTATATTGTTCTTTAGTAATTAAACCATCAAAAGATTCTAGTTCTTGCGAAAGAACCATAAATTGTTGTGATAGTTTTTTAAAACTCTCAAACTTCTCGCTTGCTTTTACGCTACTCGCTAATGACATAATAAGAACACTTAGTGCATTAACTACTATATTTGGTATTTTTACATCACTTGCTCTCGCACTAATGCTATTAATTATACACATAGCCGAACTTGTTAATACTAATGGAATATTAAAACAAAACTTTATTAAACTCCAATGTGTTGAAGATTTTGTACATAATAAAGTCATTGCCTCGCATTTATCTAATAATTTATTAACATTTATCATTATTTTTTACTATATACAATATACAATTATTATTTTTTTTATTTGAATTATTATATTAGAAGGATATGGATATTGAAACAAAACCTGAAAATTGGATACTCCCTAATAGAATTGGGTATAACAAACAAACTTATAAAACTTTTCACCCATCAAAGTATCACTCCGACTTTGAACAATCTTGTGATGTAAATATAAAACAACTTTCTTTATTTCCACAACAAAGAATAATACGTGATTATATGCAGTTTGATAGTCCTTATAGAGGAATACTATTATATCATGAATTGGGATCTGGAAAGTCTGCAGCATCTATAGCTGCTGCGGAGGGATATATAAATCGTAAGAAAATTGTAATAATGACCCCTGCTTCATTATCACAGAATTATGAGAATGAATTAATGAAAATATCTTCTATAGGATTAAATCTTAAAAAGTCTTGGACACAACTAAAAGTAGATAAAAAAAATATAGAAATGATGAAAATATTAAATAAATATGCTATTACCGATAAATTCGTGAAAAAAGACGGTCTTGTTTGGATACCACTTTATCAAAATGATATAGTTGGTGCTGAAATAATTATAGAAAATAT